TTAAAAATAGATTTATCGCCAGTTCCTACAGATGCTCATACTTTATCATTTGATATTATAAAACATCAAGATACTTTAACAGCCGCAGCAACAGTTTTAAAAGTTCCTTCACAACCAGTAATCTTGGGTGCGTGGGCCAGGGCAATTGCAGAACGAGGTGAAGATGGTGGAACACAATCTAGTTTAATGGCAGGAGAGGCTAATGAAGCACTCAAACAAGCTATTATTTTAGATAGTGGCAATACTCGATATGAAACAGATTGGTATGTAAGTGTCTAAGCCTTTATCATATCAACAATTAACTAACTTTGGTGTTAACGGATTAAACACACAAAATAATCCTGCAACATTAGATCCATCTTATTTGACTTCTGCTAGTAATGTAGTTCTTAGAGAGTCTGGAAGAATATCTTTTAGAAAAGGTTTTAAACAAAAAGTAGTTCCAACTGGTACAGCTATTGGTTCTATGGTAGAGCATAACGATCAAGGTACTAATAAAATATTTGCTAGTCATGGAACAAGTATTTATACAATAGATTTTACTTCGCCTAATGCAGCATTTCCTAGTAGTGGTGCTGATGTTAAACATACAGTAGGTAATACAACGGCAGACTGGCAATTTGTAAATTTTAATAATAGACTACATTGTTTTCATACAGGTGTAATACCTCAAAGATATGATGGTTCTTTAAGTTCTGGTGCAAAATGGACAGCACATGCTACTGATCCTGCATCAATAACTACACTTTTTGATCCTTCTTGTGGTATGGGTTTTTACGGCAGACTATGGGTAGGCGGTGTTACAGAATCTAAAGATGTTGTATATTGGTCAAATTTATTAGATGGAGATGATTGGACAGGTGGTGATACTGGTGTCTTAGACCTTAGTAAAATATGGGGTACGGATGAAGTTGTAGCAATTGCACCTTTTTATGGACAACTTATTATATTTGGTAAAAATAATATTGTTATATATGACAATCCAACTACTGTATCTAGTCTTGCATTAAATGAAGTAATAAGTGGTGTTGGATGTGTATCAAGAGATAGTGTCCAGGCTATTGGTGATGATTTAGTATTTTTATCTGCTACTGGTCTTAGATCATTATTAAGAACAGCAGAAAAAGATAAATTACCTTTAACCGATTTGACTGTAAATATAAAAGATACAATTATTAGAAATATAGGTAATAGCAATAATGTTAAATCTGTTTATGTTGAAAGTGAAGGCATTTATATTATGTCTTTTGTAGACAAAAACATTAATTATGTCTTTGATTTTAAACACACAACACCACAAGGAACACCAAGAATAACTACCTGGACTTTTGATAACGATAGAGAACCTGCCAGTATGATTAATACAGAATTGTATAGTGGTTTGTTAGTTGGTCAAAAAGATGGGGGTATATCAGGATATGAAGGCTATTTTGATACAGATATGGCATATGCAAATAGTGCTGTTGTTTTTACTAATGCAGCCATTACTGCTGATATATCATCTATATGGATTACTATGGGTGAAGGCATGTCAGCCTCTTTATTAAAGAAAATGGTGTTAGTTTTAGAGGGTGGTTCTGGTGCTGTATTAGGATTAAAATGGTATAAAGATTTTAGTATTAATCCTTCTACTACAACACAACTTGTGTTAAATCCAGTTACTTCTGGCATTGTGGCTTTATGGGGTGCTTCTAGTTCTTTATATGGTGCTTTAAATGCTGGTGGAGCACATGCTGGAGGTGGACATAGTGCTACAATACATCCTAGTGCTTCTACTTATACACCTGTATTTGGATTACAAGAATATAGAACAGCTTTAACAGGATCAGCAAAACAATTAAAACTAAATTTAAGTATCGTAAGTGCAGGTTATGATACTTCTATACAAGATTTATCAATTATATCGTTACAGGGGAAAATAAGATGAGTGATTACACTATAGCAGTATCTTGGAGTGGAAAAGATGCTTTAGCAGATTCAGATGCAAACAAAGTTATATCGGGTGCAGATTTTAATACAGAGTTTTCAGCAGCAAGAACAGCAATAAATTCTAAATCAGATATTAATGGTGATGCTACAGAAAGTTTTGCTATTAACAATGCTACAGTAGCAGGAACATTAGCAGTAACAGGCAATGCAACTGTTGGTGGTACTTTAGGAGTAACAGGAAATACTACTTTATCAACACTTACAGTAAGCGGAGTTCCTACTATACCTACTGCTGCAACAGCTACTAATACAACACAAGCAGCTAGTACAGCGATGGTACAGGCAGCAATTGATGCTGATGTAACAGTCCATGCTGCTCTTAGGTCAAGTCAAAGTGTATTTGGACACGCTAAGATATGGACATCTGGTGGTGATTTGTACATAGCTACCGCATAACATGGCTGGAGATATTTACTTTAATGGTAGCAAGTTAACTGGACAACACGATGTCAAGTTAAATGGTACTAACATGGATAATGTGTATCTGAATGGTACTAAGATATGGACAAGACATCCATACGCTATAGGCACAGACATATTTACATATAGTGTAGGTGCTGGCGGTAATACTGATAGTTTTATTAGTAGTATACATGCTACTTATCCATTAGCTTTTGCATCAACACCAGTTTATATAGAAGGAAGTGGTGGAGCATTAGACAAACGAATTAGATTTGTTTTAGCAGATGGTTTTTATGTTTCTAGATATGCACAAGATGAAGGTGGTACAGATTCAGATGGTGTAGGTGCATCTAATACAGGTGGTAATTACATAATATATGTAGGCGGCACAGTATCGGGTTTAAGTCGTGAATCTGGAGGTGGCTCTTTAAGTGTGGCTGGTTCTGGAAATGGTGGACACTCATTTAAAGTAACTTATTCAGGACAATAATATGCCAACAGCAGAACAAATAGCACATTACTACGAAGGACTTTGCACAACAGTTGATAGTATTAATGCTGGAAAAACAGCCGAAATGGGTGATAGAGAATGGGAAATTCATAGTACAACCAATATAACTTGGTTAAAAACAATAGTTAATGCTGATTTTTGGACAGATGAAGATATGACAGCAGTACATTTAATAATAGATTAGGAGAAAGAAATGGCAATTGGTGGCGATAGATTTAGTCAAAATGTTAATTATAGTACAGGTACACCTAGAACAACGGCTGCACAAAGATACAATCAGTCAAAATCAAATAGATATCCATTAAATAATTACGAAGCTGATTTTAGGTTTAGACAAGAAGGAATGAATAGAGGTCAAACTAGAAAACCTGGAGGTGGATTTAGTTTTCCTTTAGGTGGTTTTGGAGGTGGTGGTCGTAGAGGTTCTGAATTTGCCGAAATGGACTTTGAATATCAAAAAGAATTAGACAAGTTAGTTTGGGAAAGATCAACCCCAGATGTAACTGGCGTAGGTGGTACTGTTCGTTGGGATAGAGATAAGAACATGCTTACTACAGCATTGTCAGATGAAAACCAATCTATCTACGATGCCATGTTTGAAAGACAAAAAAGATTTGGTGCTGAAGCAGATGCTCTTGGTGCAGGTGGTGTAGATGCTATGACAAAAAGAAGGTTTGACCAGAAAAGAGCTCTTTATGCTGAAAGTGATGCTATTACTGAAGCAAGAAGAAGAGAGCAAGAACAGAATACTGGTGCTTCTACAACTGCTAAATATTACGGACAGAGAGCAGGTGAAGATGCTATTAGTCAAAGAAATATGCAATTAGAAGAGTCAGCTTTTTTAGAAGCACAAGGTCTTTATACTGGTGCTATGGACAGACAAAGACAAGATATTTCACAAATGGGCAATATAGGTGCTATAGCTAACAATATGAAAGTTATGCCTACTCCTAACACACAAGCAAATATGTTAGGTGTTAGTGAGGCTTCAACTGCGTTTAGAGATTTACAGGCACTAGAAGCTGCAAAGAAATCAAAAGGTAAAAGTGATGCTTGGGGTTCTATTTTAGGAAGCATTTTCGGTTAATTAGGAGATAAAGATGGCGGAACAATTTTCAATGCCAAGCATGTTTGACACAAGATATGCTATGGACAGACAAATGGAACTTGATGCTCAAAGGGCAGGACAAGTAGGTGGTGGTGGTAAACGATACGGAATGTATTACAATTCATCTTTACTTGGTGATAGAGATAACGCCTCACTTATGAGTTTAACAGGTATGTTAGGTGGCCAGGGTGATCCTAGAATAGCAAAACAAAATGCTATTGATACTATAATGCAACAATATCCAAGTCCAGAAACTGCTGAAGATTTTAAAGCTATTGCAAACGCATTAAACGCACAAGGACTTTATGATGAATCTGCTCGTGCCATGTCTATGGCTAATGATATAACTGCTTCTATTCCAAAACCACAATTAGGTACAGTTGAAATACCTACAATGAAAGATGGTGTTCGTTATACTCAAAGATGGAGTACAAAAAATG